GTTCAAGTCCGGTGTTGGCTTTGAAGCCATGCCCCTTGATACCGTAATTGAGTATGCCGAAGCTGACGTAAAAGCCTGTGAAAGCATCTTCCTAGCGCAGCAAGAAGACTACGCAAAGCCTGAGAACCAGAGCATGCAGAGTGTGGTCACTATGATGAACCAAATGCTTCTGTTCTTGGTTGAGATTGAGCGCAATGGCGTCAAGATCGATAAGGCTGCGCTTAACAAGATCGAAGCACACTTCAGAGAGCGTTATAACTATTGTAACAACAGGCTGGATGAAATTACGGAAGAGGTAATGGGTGATAAGCCTTACAACCTTGCAAGCGGTGCAGATCGATCTGAGATCATTTACTCCCGTGGTCTGATAAACAAAGATCTGCACATTAAGATGTTTAACATCGGTACGAATGCTGCCGGTAAGCCTCTGTACCCGCCCCGCATGAACCGCAAAGAATTTAACGATGCGTACCGGTCGAACACTAAGGTGCTGCACAAAACTGATGTGGTATGTTGTGACCCCTGCGATGGCAGAGGTCTTATCCAGAAGTATAAGTCTGTGACCCGGCAGAAGCTGGGCAAGAAGTACAAGGTGCAGGGTGAACCTTACAAGAACCTGTCCAAGTGTCCTGAGTGCAAAGGTGTAGGTGCTTTCTATGTACCCAATGGCAAGGTAGCAGGCCTCAAGCTTAACCCCAGCGGCCCTAGTGACGCATCCTTTAACGGCTTCAAGACAGACAAGCACACCATCAAGCTTCTGATCGAACAGGCCCGGAGAAAGCGCAATGACCTTGCAGTAGAGTTCCTTGAGCTAATGACTGAGGCGAGTGCGGTCAGCACCTACCTAGACAGCTTCATTGCAGGTATCGAAACATGGACACGGCCAGACGGTATTCTGCATGCACAGTTTAATCAGTGCATCACTGCCACAGGTAGATTGTCATCCACTGCACCTAACCTGCAGAATATGCCAAAGCGTGGCTTTCCTGTGCGGGAGGCTATGGTGAGCCGGTTTAAAGACGGGCTGATTATTGAGAGTGATTTCAGTGGTTTAGAATTTGTTATGGCAGGGGAGCTTTCTGGTGACCCACAGATCATTAAGGATGTTCTGGAAGGTAAAGACCTGCACAAGCAGACAGCTTCTATAATCTACCAGTGTGATACATCTGAGGTCACTAAGGACCAACGCCAGAGCAGTAAGGCCTTTAGTTTCGCACCTATTTATGGCGGGACAGGGCTACAGTACGAGGCCCATATCTCTCAATACTTCCGTGAGTTCTTTAACATCTACAAAGGTCTTGGGACGTATCACAAGAAGCTAACAGATGGTGTACTGAAGAACGGTCACATACAGATCTTCTCCGGGCGTCAGTTCTTCTGGCCTAATGAAGAACGGCGCAGGAACGGACGCACTAAGAACTACACCCAACAGGTTAACTACCCTGTGCAGTCTGCAGCGACAGCCGACATTGTGCCACTTAGCTGCATACGAGCCTTCCGCAAGTTCAAGGAACTTAATCTACGCTCCAAGCTAGTTCTGACGGTACATGATTCCATTGTGGTCGATACTCACCCAGATGAAGAGGAACAGGTCAAAGAGGTGCTGCAGTGGGCCATGGAAAAGGTCACAGAAGAGGCAAAAGAGCTTTGGGATTATGACTTTATTCTGCCCCTCAAAATAGAAACATCTCGTGGCAAAAATTGGCTGGATCAAGTCGAATATGATTGACTTGTGCCACTTAGTAATGCCATACTGTAATTCCATCTAATAGAGGATCGAATCGAGATGAATGATCTTACAAATGTAAATCAAATAGACCTGCAGGCGATGAACGAACTGCTAGGCACCCAAGTAACAGGCGGCACTGGTGGAGCGATTGTTCGTGTACCAGAGCTTAAAATAAATTCACGCTCACGGGACAAGGAAACGAAAAAAGCTATCCCAGAGGGGTCGTACTTTTTGACCAATATGGATCAGAAGGTGTACAGCGAGACCGTTACGTTTCGCCCGTTAGCTACACACCTTCAGTATTTCCATTGGGATGAAATTGACGGAAAGCGCACACTGGTGAACAAGTCCATCGCCATTCCAAGCCCCCGTGATGAAGCCCGTGATATTCAGGGCGGCATCGCTTGTGGTTATCCTTCGTGGGAGACCTTGCAGGAAATGGATTACTCCGATGCAAAGGTCTACAAGTCTATGAAGCATCGTGTCACCCGTGGCCTTGTAAGCTATGACGGTGTGACCGCCGATGGCGAGAAGGTTTCGATTGAGAACCAGCCCTGCATCATGTTCCACAAGAATAGCACCTTTGGCGGCTTCTGGAACGGCTTTATGAAGAACTTGCCCAAGGGTTCTAACATTTATGAATACGAGACTGAAATGGGTGCCGATTACAACGAAAACGGCTCTGTGGTTTGGTACACTCCCACCTACAAGGTAGATCTGTCTAAGAAGTTGGATATGACCCAACAGGTGTTCGACACGATGTCTGTGTTTGCCCAAGCGATCAAAAAAGAGAACCAAGAGATTGATGCCAAATACTTCACGGCCATCAAAGAAGGCTCTTTGAATGATAAGGCAATGAATGCGCTGAAAATCGACGATAGCCTCGACAACGACTTTGTTGATGTTGCCTAATGCAATCCAAACTGGATGCAACAAATGACAAGCTATCCAACGATGAATTTGATGGTCTAACCATTGAAGATGCGTGGATAGAAGAGGCTGGCGAAGAGTTTAAGGCGGCTCTTCGCAAGCAGCTTACGCCGCAAGACAGAGATTTTCGTCTGCGGATGTCAAACATTGGGAAGCCTTTGTGCCAGCTACAACATGGCGCAATGGGTTCTGAACAGAAACGTAAGTCCAAGAACTTCAAGGTCCAGATGATGATTGGTGACGCCGTTGAGTGCATCACTAATCTGATTTTAAAGGTCGCAGATGTTAACATCACAGGCGGCAAGAATCTTGTTGAGATGAAGATTGGCTCAGTCACCGTTAAAGGTGAAGACGATATAGAAATCGATCACAAAATCTATGACGTTAAATCCTGCAGCCCCTTCGCCTTCGATAAGAAATGGTCCCACGGTTACGAGGCTCTCAAAGAAGATGATCCATTCGGCTACATCGGTCAGTTAACCGGTTATGCCCAAGCCCAAGATAAAGAATTGGGTGGCTGGATTGTTGTGAACAAGTCAACAGGTGCGATGCTTGCCGTAGATGCAAATGTTTCTGCATCTGAGAAATCTTACAACATGTTTGCTATGAAAAGCACGGTTGAAAAGATTACGAGCGGAGCGCCTCTAGAGCGTCAGTTTGATCCCGTCCCCGATAAGTTTAATCGGAAGCCTACCGGTCTCAAGCGGTTGCCTATGGCTTGTTCCTTCTGTGACTTCACGAAGGCTTGTTATCCCGAAGCGAAGTTAAAACCTCATCCCATGTCGAAGGCAAAGGAACCGCCTTCGCACTGGTTCATTGAGGACTAAGCATGGCGATAAAACCTCAGTCTGCAAAGGCAAAGGGGCGGCGTCATCAGCAATATGTAAGAGATAGAATCCTAGCACTGTTTCCTAAACTGGAACCAGATGATGTCCGTTCAACTGGAATGGGCCAAAACGGTGAAGATATCCAAATGTCACCGGCTGCTAGGAAGCTCTTTCCCTACTCTGTTGAATGTAAGGCTCTGAACAAGATCAGCGCATACAAATTCATGGAGCAAGCTGAAGCCAACTGCCCACCCAAAGCGGAACCAATCGCAATCATCAAAGCGGATCGGCAGAAGCCACTAGCCCTGATGGATGCAGAACACTTTTTCAAACTGATTGGAAAAAACAAATGAAAGATAAAGACCCCATTGCCTGCGGCTTATTCATAACGCCGGTAGACCATACCGGATTTAATCTCAGCGCCTTTAGCAATCTTGTCGGCAACGTGTCCGAAGAGGAAGCGGAACACTACGAAGCTCTGGTTGAGGGTATCGGGTACATGGTCCAGAACAATCCGTTCTTCTTTGTGGATCTGGGCAACATGATCCTAGACCAATCTGAAATGGAAATCGAATTTGAGCCTGCCGATGAACTTGAGCAAGCCATTGCCGAAGCCAAAGTCATCCCCTTCAACAAAAAGAATTGAGGACACCATGATGGATCTCAACCAAATCACCGACATGGTTAACCGGCCTCTGCATTACAACTCTGCAGAAATCGAGTGCATCGATGCAATGGAAGCCATGGTCGAAGGCTCAGACTGTGAGCCTCATGTAGCTTATTGCTGGCAAAATGCTTTTAAATACTTGTGGCGCTGGCCCTACAAGGGCGGTCTTGAAGATCTCAAAAAGGCCCGTTGGTATTTAGACCGCCTCATTACAAAGCTGGAGGCGGAAGATTAATGACCCCCGGCTATGAATACTTTGATGAAGGCAGTGCAGCCCTTCGTGACCCGGATACATATCTGGGCAAATCACCTCTGGATATGGTTCAGCATTTTGCCCGTACCTACCAGCAATCCATGGGCCATCAGTGGGCCAAGGGAACCCTGAAAGACCTTCTGCGTACCGTCCTTATCAAAGAGGAATACGCTGAAGTCTTAGAGGCCACAGAAGCCCCCGAAATGCTCAAGGAATTAGCGGATCTGGTTTACGTCACATACGGATTTGCAGCCACGTTTGGCTGGAATTTGGACGAAGCTGTGCGCCGTGTTCATGCATCTAACATGAGCAAGCTCGGGGTCGATGGGGACGTAATTTACCGTGAAGACGGCAAAGTTCTCAAGGGGCCGAATTATGAAGAACCCGATTTAACAGACTTAGTTTGAGGCAGACCATGAATAACTATCTACCAACCGATTACCAATCCTTCATCCACACAAGTCGCTATGCCCGTTGGCTAGACGAAGAAGGTCGCCGTGAAACTTGGGGCGAGACTGTAGGCCGCTACGTTTCTAGTATTGTATCTCCTGTAATTAAAGACACGGCAGTACAGAATGAAATCTCTGAGGCCATCACAGGCCTTGAGGTAATGCCTTCTATGCGATCCATGATGACCGCAGGTGTTGCAGCCGCCCGTGACAATACATGTATGTACAACTGTTCGTACCTCGCCATCGATGACCCCAAAGCCTTCGATGAAGCAATGTTCATCCTGTTGTGTGGTACGGGCGTAGGGTTCTCTTGTGAACGTCAGTACATCAAGAGCCTGCCAGAGGTTCCTGAGACCCTTTATGACAGCGATACAACCATTGTAGTTAAGGACAGCAAGGAAGGTTGGGCCAAAGCGTATCGCCTTCTGATTAGCATGCTCTTTGCCGGTGAAATCCCCACATGGGATGTCAGCAAGGTTCGCCCAGCCGGTGCTAGGCTCAAGACCTTTGGTGGTCGTGCATCTGGCCCAGCGCCTTTGGTTGATCTGTTTAATTTCACGATTGATACCTTCAAAAAGGCTGCAGGCAGTAGGCTGTCTTCCTACGAGTGTCACAGCATCATGTGCAAGATCGGTGAAGTGGTCGTGGTAGGTGGAGTTCGCCGTTCTGCGATGATCTCTTTATCCAACCTGTCAGATGATCGTATGCGCCACGCTAAGAGTGGTAAGTGGTGGGAAACAGCCCCGCACATGGGCCTAGCAAATAACTCTGTCGCATACACCGAAAAGCCAGACGCTATGAGCTTCCTGCGTGAATGGACTGCATTGGCAGAAAGCGGTTCTGGTGAGCGTGGTATCTTCAATCGTGAAGCCGCTGTTAAGCAAGCCAACAAGAACGGACGCCGTGATCCTAACTTTGAATGGGGGACGAATCCATGTTCGGAGATACTTTTACGGGGACCAAAAAAGGACAAGAACGGCAACCCTATAACAGGCACCGGTGGACAATTTTGTAATTTAAGTGAGGTAGTTATCCGTGCTTCAGACTCTAAAGAAGATCTTATTCGGAAAGTCCGTATCGCAACCATTTTGGGAACGGTACAATCTACCTACACCAAGTTCCCTTATTTGCGAAAAGTGTGGGCGAAAAACACGGCAGAAGAACGGCTGCTGGGGGTGTCGCTGACCGGCATCATGGACAACACTCTAACGAATGGCAAAGAAGGTGACCTAGCTGTTCTGCTAGAAGACCTGAAACAGGTGGCTGTTGATACCAATAAAGAATGGGCTGATAAGCTGGGCATAGAGGTGTCGGCTGCTATAACCTGTTGTAAACCATCGGGAACCGTATCACAACTTGTTGACAGTTCGAGCGGGATTCACGCACGGCATAGCCCTTATTATATCCGTACTGTTCGTGGTGATAACAAAGACCCTCTGACACAATTTATGAAGGACCAAGGCGTTCCTAATGAACCAGAGGCGTTCAAGCCAGATCAGACCACCGTCTTCAGCTTCCCAATGAAAGCACCCGATGGTGCAGTTGTAACTGCGGATATGTCAGCAATCGATCAGCTAAACATGTGGCTCATGTATCAACGACACTGGGCCGAACATAAGCCTAGTGTGACTATAAATGTCAAAAATTCTGAATGGTTTCAGATAGGCGCATTTGTTTACGAGCATTTCGATGAAATGTCTGGTGTATCGTTCCTGCCGTTTGATGACCACACCTACCAGCAAGCGCCCTACCAGCACTGCGGTAAATCTGAGTACGAACAGATGCTTTCGTTTATGCCAAAGGCCATCGATTGGACGAAGCTTTCTTCTTATGAGGCAGAGGACAATACCTCTGGGAGTCAAACACTCGCATGCTCTGGCGATAGCTGTGAAATCGTGGATCTCACTGCGTAATGTCTGGCATGTATACGATCTTAACCAGAGACCAATGCAACTTCTGTGACCGGGCTAAGGCAGTACTCCGGTCACAGGGGCAACCATATGCAGAGTACAACATACAATCAAAAAGTAGCAGGTGGCTCACGCCCCTGCTCCTTATGGCCGACCTAAAAACCGTACCCCAGATCTTTGATCCTGAAGGAAAGTACATCGGCGGCTACACTGAGCTTGAGGACTCATTGCAATAATTGAGGCAGGTTTATGAATAAAAACGAGGCATACGAAGTCGGATATGAAGACTTCTTCAAGAACAACCATCGATGCGCCTACAAGCCTAAAAGCCGTTTCTACAAAGAATGGCAACGTGGGTTCAATGACGCATACTTCTTTAACAGGAGAACACATGTACAAAGTATTCCAACAGAAAGACTTCAACAGGTATGATGAAGCGGCACGGGCAGCGGCTAAAAAGTTCTGGTCTTCGGTTGGTTATACTTGTGAAGACAATCCTGACGAATATGGGGTGGACCTAGTTGTTGAAGGTCAGAACAAACGGTTCTTCTGTGAAGTAGAAGTTAAAACGGTGTGGCACGGGGTACAGTTCAAGTATCCCACCATCCATCTGCCTGTACGCAAGGCTAAGTTCTTAACCAAGCCCACACAGTTTATGATCTTTAATAACAGCCTGACCCACGCAGCCATCTTTGGCCGCAAGGTGGTTCTGGATAGCCCCTGCGTCGAAGTCTCCAATGTGAAGATCTCACATGGCGAAAAGTTCTTTGACGTACCATTTGAAAAAGCAACCTTCGTACAAACAATTTAGG